ATCTTTGCGTTCCTGCATAAACCTACTAAACAAGTCACTTGCTTTGAAGGTCTTCTTTCTAAGTTTGGTGTTACGCTCTGCTCGCTCATACAGCTCTTTGAATCGTTCTTGGTCATTGAAAAAAGCAGAGTACAGCTCAGGTACATCATGGGGACTAAAGCAGGTGATGTCATCACCTGTAATTAGTCTTTCATACATCAACTTGTTAAACTGCACACCATAGTCCATATGACGCACACGATTGTCTTCGGTTCCTTTGTTGTTCTTGAGAACAATTAGATCCTCAATCTCGTAGTGCCAGATTGGGTAGTACAATGTAGCGGCGCCATTACGGACACCGCCTTGACTACAACTCCTTGTTGCGCTTTGGAACAACTTGTAAAAAGGTATAACCCCGGTGTGGTAAGCATCTCCGTTTCGTATTGGGGAGCCAAGTGCTCGTATTCTACCTGCACCAATTCCAATTCCGGCTTTTTGACTAACATATTTGACAATGCTGGAAGTAGTGGCATTAATGCTATCCAGGCTATCATCAGTTTCGATGAGGACGCAGCTACTGAATTGTTTTTGTGGAGTTCGTACACCAGCCATAACAGGAGTAGGCAAGCTAACGTCGTGTAAACTAATAGCATCGTAATAATCCTTTACCCATTTCATGCGGGTGTCTTTTGGATAATTTTGAAATAGAGTTGCAGCAATCAAAATATATGCCACTTGTGGTGTTTCGTAAATGTTACCGGTAACACGATTCTGTACTAGATATTTCCCACGCCATTGTTCCATGGCAACGTAGGTAAAATTTTCATCTCTTTCGTGATGAACAAATGAATGTAGGCGTCTAATAGACCTTGATCATAAAAACCTGATTGCACATTTTTCCTAACTAAATCAATTAAGGCACAGGGAGTATAATCACCATACACTTGTTTTCTAAGATGATAGTTTATTAGCCTGCCGGCTACGTATTGATAATTAGGTGTTTCTTCACTTATTAAGTCAGCAGCTGACTTAATCAATGTTTCTTGAATGTCTGATGTTTTTATTCCATTGTAAAACTGTATATGACTTTTAATCTCTACTTCACTTGCGCTAACTCCGGTAATTGCTTCAGTAGCCCAAAATACAACCTTGTGTAACTTTTCTAAATCTAGCGATTCTCTATGTCCGTCTCTTTTAGTAACTTGAATTTGTGTCATTAACGCCTCTAGTATTTTTCTAATTGTAGATCCCTTGCTGTGTAACAACGGACTAGTTTCAATTCTTGATTAATGTGTTCTTTATTTACAATCTGATTGTCAAGTAAATTAAGAACATATTTCCCTTGACACAAATAAGCTATATGGTATTGATGCCTAGTTTTATTGTCATTATAAATTCTTAATTCTGGATCTAACGTGTGTCCGTGATTAGTTAAGTGTAAAGTATATATTATTCCCAGACATTTAGCAAGATCGCAATAGTAGTTTTCTTGTATTAACTGCCAAGGATCAGGCCAATTTTGTGGTTGTTGTGGATCAAGATAGTATGGAAGAAAGGGACATTTTGCCCAAAAATCATTTACCAAATTGAGGGCAGATTCTAAATCTGCGGAATTTAGGTCACTACGGAATTTTTTCCAAAATTCCAGACGTTGTCTAGACTCATTTTTGAACATTAAATAAATCGAATATTACTTAATTTTAAAGTAGCTGTTCCACTTGCAACACTTGCTAAAAAGGAAGTTGAATTAGCAAATAAATTGGCTCCAACACTAGTTGCTGTTTCAACATATTCATCATCAAACACTGATCCACTTAAATTGTTTGTTACTTTAAATACACCTCTTCGAACATCTGTTCCCTTAATAACTTCATAATTTGTGTGAACACCTACGTTAGAATATAGTGGAACAACTATTGGGCTAGTTGACAAACTAAACTGAAGTGTAGAAGATATTTGTAGATTACCAAAAAAAGCACCTGCAGTATTAATTAAATTTCCTGTCGTGTTTGTTTCGTTTACAAGCACACTCATACTGTTGCCAAAAAACAAAGGAGTTCGACCTGAGTCAACAAAGTTCCCGACTCCTACATACCCGGTGCTTGAACCAAGATGAACCGGTACGTTTGCTTGGGCAAAAAAACTGCTAGTTAATACACGCACAGAATTAACAGATGGCGAAGACATTACTAATCCGTTACCACCGCCAATAAATTCACAATTTTCAAAAGAAATTCTTGATGAAGTGCTGTTAGTGCTTAAAATAGCTACAAGGTTAGGATAATAAGGAGCTACAGAATTTGATTGAAATGCGCATGAACTTATTTGTATATTTGATGCGCTATCAACTTGAAAAACAGGCACAGTTGTTGCTAGATTAGAATTGAAAAAGGCCATGCCAACTATTTCAATTCCCTCAGGTAACAATGCTGAACTAGTTCCAATTAATGTTCCAGTTTGGAATGAACTGTCACATACATTTGCCACCGCTACATTACCATTAGTTCCTCTAATAATAGTGCTAGAAACACCATCGCCAACAAGTTTGGCAAAAGTAGGAATGTTAAGCGATGAAGAAACTAGATAGGTACCGCCAGGAAAGTATATAGTTCTTCTTGCTCTTGCCTCTGTAGGACTTACTGTTGATCTATAAATTTGCTGAATAGCACGATTTATTGCCGCAGTGTCATCGGTGCTATTGTCACCAACTGCTCCAAAATCTCTTACATTTACAAAATCATCTAATTTGTTTTGTACAGTTCTTACCGTTGGACTGATAGCACTAGCCCCAGTCTGTACTATATACCCAGCTGCGTTACCAAAAAAAGTATAATCAATAAGTTCAACATCACCAGTTATTGCAGCAATGTCGTACTCAGTTAATATTCTAGTTACACCAACTGTTGGCGCACCTTCTTCTATCGTTCCGTTACCAATATAAAGTTTTCTAGTGTCTAAACTCCAGCCTAATTCAGCTGAAGAAAGCTGAGGAAGATCTTGCTCTAAACCTCTGCGATGTTGAATTCTGCTTATCTGTGTAACGGCCATGCTAAATCCTCAATTATTGTGTATTTAGCTTGTTTGATAGTACTGTGCTACTCTACGCATCCACTGATCGCTCCAGTATTGAAAATCCTTGGGTTCTAGCACAAACTCCTGATATTCAGGCGTTGCGTGTTCATCAGCTGGTCGTACACACATGAGAATAACACCCGTGTTAATGTTTGTTCCATGTGTGTCGTTGTGAGCCGCAGCATATGCCGCAAGCTGTAGAAAATAATCGTTGATCCACTCACGCTTTTTAGGCTTGTTCGTTTGCTTAAAATCCATGATTGCAGGCTGTCCCTTCCAAAGCCCGACACAGTCAGTAGTACCAGCATACAGCCCAGAATAGTATAAAGGAACCTCGCAACCCCAATATTCATCAACATTGTCTAATCCTTTTAGAATTACTTCTGCCGCCATAAACCAACTTGGCTGTGCAAACGGATTGGTGGGGAAATCACCTATATCGTCATTTTTAACATAACGCTCAAGATAAGTGTGCATACGTGTGCCGCGATTGGCCGCTTCTGTTGTAATTTGCTGCGCTCGTTCATGACCCACACGATCTTTCCATTCGCGTAATTTTTGTTTTGCTTCTTCTGGTTTAGTTTTATCTAGTATTGTGGTTACACTTGGAACTCGAGACCCATCAGGCAGACAGTAATGTCGCTTGCCTTCTACCGTTGTACGATCAAGCGGCGCATAATTATATTTTGGAATTATCATTTAGACTCGGAAGCTTTCGCCGCAGCCGCAGCGGTCCTTCTCATTTGGATTTATAAATTCAAAACCCTCGTTCAGGCCCTGGCGTCTATAGTCCATGGTAAGACCGTTGACATAGGGATGATCTCTTCCATTTACCCACACAGTAACGCCATTGCTATTATACTTTATCCAATCTGTAGTATTAGGAGGAGTATCAACATATTCAAGTTTATAGGCCAAGCCAGAACAGCCGGTGGTGCGCACGCCAATCATTATGCCGTGTCCTTGGCCTCTTTTTGCTAAATGCTGTTGTACTTTTTTTGCGGCTAATTCAGTCAGTTCTATCATAATTTAGGCGTATACTAGTGGAAGATTTTTGCTTTCACGTTTATAGTAATTAAAGAAATTGATAAAATCTTTTTTATTTGTGTGTTTTGAAATTATGTTTAACAAAAAGTTGCTATTGCACCAATCTAAATTAGCTTCTACAAATTGAGACGCACTTACAATGTTTTCATTTCCATCTAAATCAATGGTAAAATAAAATTTATCTTTGTTTATCCAATTATCATATAAGTTTTCTACTAAACTTTTATAAATTTTAGATTCTAAAAATCTATTTACAACTTCTTCAACAACAAATTCACATCTTGTATTTTTTATTAACATAAGGCTGTAATAAATTCTTGTTAAAATAGTCATTCTTACAAAATCAATCTTGGTAAAACTAAAACAAGATGCTACTATATTTCCTCTTAGAAAAATTCCTGATTCATATCTTTCGGCTGTGGTGTAGTTAAATTTAAACTTGTCTTGATAATTTTTATCTAAGGCAGCAGGACTTGCTGGCAATAGTTCACTGATAAATGGTTGTAAAATTAATTTATGTTTACAAATCTCAGCTAATGTGTTTCTCCATGACTCTACTGTTTGTCCAGGTAAACCCTGTATAAGTTGAACTTTACAAATCATATTAGGAAAGTCACTATTAAGTTCTTCTATCATTGTTAGATGTTCATTCCATCCCACGTCAGGTCTATCTATATTATCTAGTACTGCCGGATTTATATCCTGCACTGATATAGTAAAGCCTCCGTAATAATGATTATTACCCGAAATCAAGTTTCCTTTACCCAAAAGTTTAAATATTTTTAAATTGTTTTCTTTCTTGAGTTTACTGTAATTTCCATCAACTTTGAAGTTTGCGTTTTCATTTATATTTTTTTCTACTAAGTAGGCAATCATTTCAATGTCTTCATCATATTGACCAACATTAGCATCTGCAAGATAAAGTTTATTCACTCCAAGCTCTTGAAATAAGTTAATTTCTTCTTTATAGGTTCCTTTACGTCTAGTTACTTTATTACTTAAACCACTATTCCAATCACAAAATGTACATGAATAAGGACAACCTCGTGTTAATTCATATGGCACAATTATTTCTATATTTTTTTCCTGCAAGGTGTTTATCATTGCAGTAAACATTTCTTTATTATGAAGAAATGGGCTTACTTTATGTTGTGGCACATATTTAAAATCTGCAATCTCTGTAATTTGTTTTTCTTTATTAAACCATGCTATATTTGATGTGTTAAATTTAATTAGTTTTATTTTATTAATAAGACTGATAATTATATCACTAAAAGACTGTTCTCCTGCTCCATAAATTGCATAATCAATAAAAGGAAATTTGTTAAAAAAATCTTGATTTATATTTGCATCTATACTAGGACCTCCGCATGCAATTTTAGTTGTAACAGGTATATGTGTTTTAACCCTTGACAACTGTTCCATTAAAAAAGTATGATTCCAAAGATAATGGCTTGTGCATAACAGATCTGGTTTTACTTCGTTGCAGTAATTAATTAAATCATTGTCGGATAGTTTTTCTTGTAGAGGAAGTAACCATTCCACTTTTTTGCCAATTTCTGGGTAAGTTATTTCTAAATGCGTTTTAAGATAGATTGAGGCAAGTCCAATAAAGAAAATGTTACTATTAGAGGTTAAACAATCATTTGCATGATAAAATAAAACTTTAAACACTATTCTTCTTTCGGTAATCCTCAAGTGCTGCTTTAATAGCATCTTCGGCTAGAATACTACAGTGAATTTTAACTGGCGGTAATGCAAGCTCTTCTGCAATTTCAGAATTCTTAATTGCGTCCGCCTCATCAAGACTTTTTCCCTTAAGCCAAGTTGTGACCAGCGACGACGATGCGATCGCCGAACCGCAACCGTATGTCTTAAATTTTGCATCGGTGATAATGTTGTTTTCTACAAAAATTTGTAATTGAAGAACATCTCCTCTAACCGCACGCTGGGGCACCGACTAAGCCGGTCCCAACGTGCGCATCCTCCTTATCCATTTTTCCTACATTTCTGGGGTTATTATAATGATCGAGCACAGCTTCACTATACGCCATATTTTCCTCCTGTTATTTGTTCAACTAATTCTAAGGACTGGTAAGTATCCCATTTTTTTCTATTATCTCTGCCTCGTATAAATTGTATATTTTTTTTACTTCCAAGTAAAGAAGGTTCAATACCTAAATCAAATCCTTGTTTGTGTGGAATTATATGATCCAATTGCCAATCATCTGGTCCTTTACCTCTGATAGGAACCCAATCACCATTTGACTGCATTTCTTTTAATGTTCTATACGTAGCATGTCTTACTTTACTTCTATATTTTTTTAGAGGATCAGTTGATGGCTTTTTTGATCTTAAATTATTTGATCTACCATCCTTATTAGGATTGTTTGTTAACATTCGTTGGCGAGCAATTTCATTAGGTAATCCTTTATTCCATCCCCAACCTTTGGATAAACCATTTGTATTTTGTTTTGCCTTTTGTTCCGCTGTAAGTTTTATTCCTTTGTTCCAAGGCTCGTATTCTCCCCTATTTAAAGGATTCTTGCAAGGTTGTGAACAATAATCAACATAACGAGGTTTTGTAATAAACTCATTATTGCAGAATAAACATTTTTTAGTTTTACCATACTTGTTTTTCATACAAGTATTTATAATAGGAGCGCCTGTATGTGACTTTTAAGATCTTTTAGCAAGTGCCGATTTGGCCATACTATCTACTGTACGCTCAGGAGGCGTTCTTTGGACTTCCTGTCCAAACTCAGCTGGTTGATCTGTATCATCTTCAAATGGTTGCAGATATACATATTTTACTCCTGACGAATCATCCTTGATATCTTTGATTAAGTTTTTGATATTGGGATTCGACTTGTAGGCGTCTATTAGATTATCCAAACTAAACTGAGCTTCTCCGGCACTTTGTACGAGATTAATCAAACTGTCAATTCTTATTCTTGGAACAATATGTGTGTCGTGTGCTCGATTGCGTAAAAATTCAAGCATGGTTAGCAAATTTGCATCACCACGCCCATCAGCTTCGTCTTCGAGAACCTCATCTACTACCTCTTCCAGGCCCTCTACAATAACTTCATTTACACGCATTAACGCTTCTCTCTACCTACTGCATTAGGACCAGCTGCTGCGTCAGTGGCTGCAAAGCTGTCTGTATCAATGTCACTGGTCATATCAGCTGCTGGTAATTGACCAGGCATACCACCAGAAACAGGTGCTGCACCCATACCCATCGGAGCTGCAACTTGTTCACCAGCTAAAGCTCTAGCAGCATTATCGGCTGTGCCTCTTGCCGTGCTCAATTGTGCAGACATTTCAGCTAATAATGGCTCAACAGATGCCTTGAATGCATCAGCCTGTTCCATGCCAATTTGATCACGGATAGTATCTAGCAGTGCAGGCATTTGCTCGTTTTGCATTTTGCTGACTTCTTCCAACATGTCCTGGATACTGTCAACCATGTCCTTGGCGGCTAGAATAGCTTGGCTCTTGCCCATTTCGCTTTCCATGATTAATTGCTGTTTATTTTCAACCATCCAGCGATGTAAGCCTTCGCGCACCATTAGCAGTTCCATATACTTAGGATTTTTTTCTGCTGCATGGACTCCGTGACTGTGTTTGATCTTGTCCAGGTTTTCTGTTAAACCTTGGGCCAGTACATAAGCTTTTGGAAAGTTCAAATTGTCATAATCAATCTTGACGCCAAAACGGCTTTCCATAACTTTGTTGATTTTTTTAGCGGAAGGCTTAACGCCCATTTCAGTTAATCTCATAGTGGTGTGTTCCCAAATTTTAAGTATTTAGCCGAAATTAAAGTTTTTTTCAAAATGTTATAAACTGATCGGCGCTGCATTCGTGCATCAGCACATCTATTTCGTGCTGTTTCTATTCTAAATTCATTTTTGGCATGTTGAATGATATGTTGATAAAAATCTATATCTTTATCCAGTTTGCCCAACAGCCGGTCGAGCTCTAGCAATTCAGCTGCTGAGGCATAATCTTTCATGGCTTTCAAACAATAAAGCACAGCGTTGCTCTTGGATACAAAATCGTGTAAATGTTGTCCGTCTTGTTGTTCCACACACCAGCAGCTGGCGTGTTTGCCCTGTATGCGGTATGGACCCACTAAAAACCCGTAGCGACCAATTGGTATTACTACGGGTTCATTGACATAAGTTTTTAGTTGTTTATCTGTCCACTCTTTGATGTATGTTGTGCTTACTGATGCAAATAGTTCTTGTGCCTGGCTAAATTCAGATTTTTTGTTTGTAGTAGATTTTACCATCTTCGTTTTTTCTAAATAAAACATCTTTGTTTACCAAATGATTTGCCACAATAAGTTGTCTAGGTGATAAATCTTCTCTGGCTATTTTTCTGCCACCTTCAAATTGACCTAATACATCAGCTTCTTCGTTGGTAATTGGTAATCTTATTTTATTTACAAGTTCTACTATCTTCATTATTATTTTAGGATAAGTTGTACAATGACCATAATTAAGCCTGTGAGCATGGCTACTCCAAAAGCCGTGCCTACTGTGATCAACTGCCCGCTACTTTTGTTGGTAGCTTCTGCTGCTGATTCTGATATCTTCGTGCGTATGATTATGATGTGTTCTTCCATCGTGGTCATGCGCTGTTCCAGTTTGTCTAGTTTGTCTTCCAATGCCTTGTATCTTTCGGCGCATAAATCCACATGCGCTTCAAGGCTGGCTCTTTCGCTTGCTGCCATCTTTTTCTTCCATATAAAATAAAGGGTTCTGTAGTGTTGTCCGGATTGTGTGCCATGAAAAAGGTGCCTTAAATGTGCCTGTGTTTAGACAATATTTAAGTTAATTCTACCTTTTATAAAATATATGTTTTTGATTGAGCCGTAAGGATAAAAAATTGGCAGCATGAATCTAGCTGTTTCTTCAAGTCCACAAATAATTGGTACTTGTGCAAATGCATCGTCTAGAGCACCAACAGAATCGTTGTC